CAGGAAAGTCCAAAGTCCTGAGTGTTGGATTTACAAAATGGAAGACAATGTGGCATTGTGGTGTAACGGTGACGATAATTGTGGTTCAGTGAGCGATAAGGTTGCTACTTGGTTTAATATGTTGACTATTGCAAGTTTTACTAAGAAGCACTTTGGTGTCACATTTACTGGAGCTGATAAATCATTTGTTGAAGAACCTTTTTGTAAACTTTCTGATGTATCATATTTGGGAAGGGGTTTTGTGAAACAACCAGATGGGACGTTAAAAGCTCCTTTACGGTGGACCGCCATAAATGGAATGTTGCTATGGACTCGTGATCCTCCTGGGGACTTAACAATATTCAAACAGAATTTGGAGACCATAGTACGAGAAATGGTCCATTATCCTGAGGAGGTTTACGATGAGATGGTTAATAAGATTATGTTTTACTTGAGAAAACACAATCTTACCATAAATCCTAGGATATTGACATATGATTCTCTCATGCGAAGGAGAGAGAATACATATAATGGAGATGTTGATTACTTAAACACCTCCGAAAATCATTATTCCTTCTGGTAAAATCGCCGTGTGGGCGTTAAACACCTCCATTGTGAAAAGGTTTACCGTTAGTCTGTATTTTAGTGGTTTGGTGGACTAACAGGCTGCTTTGGAGAAATAAACTATGCATTCAAAATCTCAGTGTATTTGTGCGTTCACTGGGAGAAATTTTTGCACAGCCGAACAATTAGATCATAAAGAGGATGCATCTGTTCCTAATAAATCAGATGATATTTCTTTGGCTTCATTAGAAGTCAATAATCAAGAAGTGATTTCACATATTTTTAGTGTAATCACAACCAAAAATCCCAAGCAGGATATTGGAGAGAATGTTGCCAATAAGGTGTGGTTTGACAATTTTGTTAAAGTAGATTCCGGAAATGTAACATCAGGAGTTGTCCTACTCTTTAAGCCCTTTGCTCTGTATAGAGTAGTTACCTGGGTCCAAGAACAGTTGGAACAAATACTTTACAATAATGCTTTTAGTAGATTCGGAATGAAGTGCAGGATTGTACTTAATCCTTCTTCTTTTCATTTTGGTTATGTACAAGCAGGAGCATTTCCTTGGCTCAAGGATGTACCATTGTCATATATGTGGCCAAATGGTACATATGTAAATTTACAGGGTATGGAAGTTGATCTTTCCTCAGGTAGTGTTTTGGAATTTGATTTGCCATGGCCTGGAGTAGAAAGTTATGGCTCTCTCCAGTCTACTTCCATATCAGGCATTAGTGAACAATATGATGACAT